ATTTTCTATTGTATCTGCATCTGACTCTGATACTTCAAAAGTAAAGTTAAATGTTTTTGGATTTTGATGCTCTGCTAATCCAAATAAAATCCTGTGTTCATAACCATCAGCGAAACGAACAACTCTTGTCTTTGGAGAAGAACTTTTTTGTTGCCCATATTTAGGAGCAATAGAAGGGAAGGTAGCCATTATGCAAGTAAACCTCCAGGTCTTTTTTGTTGTACTATTTCAGATTGTACTGCTGCTGATATAGCAAGTCCAAGTTCTCTACCTCTTTGTTCATTACCCTCAACAGAGGAACCAGAAGCATCTACATTTACAACCACACTGGTAGATCCTCCTAACTTGTTATTAGGAGTAATACCACCACTGGCACCTGGAGTAAATAATTCTGGACCACGCTCTCCGACTATATAACTACGACCTCTACTTACTGGTCCTCCATCTGCCTTGAAAAAACCACCAATACCAGGTAATCCTCCTAATAAAGAATTAACTCCAAACTGTATGAGTGACCTTTGAATTTGTGTAAATACACTACGAGCAACATCACCAAGATTTTTAGTGCCATTTATCGCACCTTCTATCGCATCAACAAGACCTGTCTCTATTGTTGAGGAAATACTTGCATATAATTCATTTACCTTTTGTAATTCATCTCTAAGTTTAATTGCATCTTCAATCTGCTTAACTTGCAAAGGTTTAAGATCCTTTACTGCAATCTTCATTTCTTTAGCTTTTTCAGCTTTTAATTTTTCAATTTCTGCTCCTTGTTGACCTAACAAAAGTTGATTTTGTAAAAATGTATTTTGATCTGTAATACTTTTTAATCCTTCATCAAGAATATTCTGCCTTCTTTGATCTAATTCAACACCTTTACCTATTTGTGCAAAATTTTCTGTCCGTAAATCAATCTCTTTACTTAAACTATCCAATCTTAATTGTAAATTAACTTTATTTTTTTGGTCATTAACTTGTTTTTCAGCAGTTTCAGTTATCTGAGAAGGAAATAATCCACCACTTCCAAAACTAAATGGGCCAAGAGCTTCTTGCCTTATTTTTTTATTAAGATTCTGTTTTTCAATTACTTTTAATTCTTCTTCAATTTTTTTCTGTTCAGCAATAAGAGCCTGTAAAAATGGATCTTTTCCTGCTCCTCCAAGTTGTGCTAATCTGCCAGTTTCAACACTCTGAGCTTTTCCTGCTCCTGGAACGAATTTTCCTAAAGCATTAAAAAGATCAGCCATAGCAACTTGAATTTTTAACATGGCTTTTTTAAATGAATTACCTAATAACTGGCTAGTTTCTGCAAATTCTCTTAAACTTTCAACTCCATCTTGACCTACAACTTTTGTCATTTTTTCAGTAGCCATAGCTAAAGCAACATGAGCTCCTTGAGTTCTTTCTATGAATTTCAATCTTTCTGCTTCTGCTGTTCCAGCTAATCCCAATGAAACTGTAAGTGCATCTATATTTGGATTTATTTCATCAAAAGCACCACCTAATTCATTTAATTTTGCAAACAATGTAGTTAATTGTTGTAAGAGAGCAGTAGCAACAAGACCTCCTGCGAAGCCTCCCATCTGACCGCCCATTTTCGTTCCAATAAAACCTCCTCCAAATCCAGCAGCACCTCCAACTAAGCCTTGTCCAAATAACAATGGAAATGCACCAGAGATAAGTCCACTCTTTAAAGCTGCCCCCGTACCTTTGTTATTGAATTTATCAAGTTTATTTCCTTGAGCTTGTGCTTTATTATTTTTGATTTGTGCATCTGTGTTTTTATTAATTTGAATTGTCTCTCTACCTATAGCTGCATTTTGTTTGTTTGTAGCTCTTAAGGCATCTTTGTGTTCTTTTGTTCCGATTTTTAAACTATTTGTATATTCTTCTAAAGCATCTGCTGTTGCCATTTGAGCATTAGCTGTCTCACCAAATGCACCTTTAGCCTTATTAACACTTTTTACAATATCGTCCATATCTTGTCTGTATTTTCTTAGTTCGTCACGAGCTTTTTTACCTCCTACACCACCTGTATTTCGAGGATTCATTATGTCTATCTGACGAATATCATCTACACTTTTTGTTAACTCTTTTACTTTAGAATTTAATCTATCAAGACCTGACTGTCCTTTAATCCTTAAATTTATATTTACACCGTAATCGGCCACAGTAAAAACAAAACTTTATTTTAGTGTACCGCTTTTAGCGTTTTCTTGCTCGTGATTTGTCTTTTGCTGTTTGAATTGCTTTATCTTCATACTCTCTTTTAAGTTCATAATATGCTATCCAGTTTATTAGTTCTTCTTGCGAAAGTTTTTTGGTTAAATCACTGAGAGTCATTCCTAATTCAGCAGATAAAAAAAACATAAAAAACCAGTCATTTTTAGCTTTTTAAATTTGCTTTCGCTTCCTCCAACTTATATTCAGACCCAGAATTTATCATTGCAAGTTGAATATCTTGCAAGATACCAGCATTTACTTCTCTTCTTAATGATGCTTTATGACCATCTTGAAACAATCTATTACCATCTTCATCTAAAGCCTTTGTAATCATAAGATTCAAAGCAAAATCATCATTAGTTCCTGAATCTCCAGATTTTGCTACGATTGATTCTCTTTCTGCAATAGTTAATGGATTCCAGTATATCTCTAGTACTGTTTCATCTCCATCTTTTAATTCATACACATATTTTTGGCTTACACCAAATTTATTTTTGAGCAGTTCAATCGCTTCCATAGATTCATTAGATTGCTATTCTATTATACTAAGCATTTGCTGAAAATTGACAAGATATTATTCCAATGAAATGACTTCTATCCTCTATTTCCAATGGAGTTGGACCATTAATATCTAATACTCTAGGATTACAACTAAAGGTATCAACATAAGTAGCCTCATTTACAGAAGTTAATCCATCAATAACTGCTTCAGAAATAGAAGATAAAACTGCTGTTCCTTTTGATTTTGGAACGTAAACATTACATTGAATTACTCCTGCGTAATAAGTTGAAGCTGCTCCTTGGTTTTGTAAAGTTGATTGGGTAAAATTTATGTTCATCAAAATGTATTTCTGACTTTTACCAGGAGTTGTAAAATGAACATTGTCATAAACCATTGAAACAGTAGGGTCAATCTCAGATATCTTATCTGTTACTGCTTTTTCAAACGCTGCTCTAGTATTTACTAAGGTCATGCTTCAAATCCTGTGTATGTAATTCCTGATGATTTTTCAGGTGTAGCTCCTCCTATAAATAGCTTACCTTTATCTGACATGTTTTCTTTTATCAGACGAGCTAAATCACCCTGAACAAATTTTTGAATCTCTCCACTTTCTAAAACATATTGAGAATAAATTGCTTTGTTTCCAATAAAAACTGCTTTTCTATAATTAAATATTCTTTTACCTGACCCTACGGGAAATCTAGGTCTAACAACTGGTCTAGGAGGTCTAATCTTTTGTCCTTTAGAAAAAGCTTTCCATACAATTTTTCTTTGAGTAGCCCAGGGTTCATAATCTTCTGCTTTATGAGTAGCTGTTACTGGACTGTTTTGAACCTTCCAACTAGAAGCAAAAAATCCTGTAAAAACAGGCATTGTTGTTGGTCTAGTCTCATTCCTATTAGATAATTCAAAATGAACATCTTTAATAAGATTATTAAAATCTCTACTGATTTTCCTATCTAAATCTTTAGGTAAATCTTTTAAGAATCTTGTTGCCATCTAAAAACGTACCAAAATAATAAACAGGTAAATCTGCCCGCCTTTCTTAGTATCAATATCAACAATTTGGGCAACTCTGTTTGAACCATTAAAGTTTATCGTTATTTCATCGTTCATTTCTATCTGATTATTTCCTATAAGATCAGGTGTGATATACAGTCTTGCCTGTCTCATTTCTTGACCTGTCTCTTCTTCTGAACGTATAAAAGATATTGGTATTTTTAAATCAGAGAAAACAGTATCTACAGTTACCTGCTCCCCAGTCTCAATGTTATAGCTAGAAACTCCTTTCTTTGTAAAACTAACAGTACTATCAAGTGATGTACCTAAAGAAGACACAACACTTTGAGCAACACTTTTAAATAAGCTATCTAGTTGACCTGCCATTATCCTCTCACCACTCTAGTTTGATAAGTACCAGAACCGCCTAGCATATACGCACCAAGATAACTTTGAAGCCACGGATATACGTCCAGAATATTATTAATAGATCCTGTGCCTTGACTATCAGTATTGTATTTCACTTGTAAATCTCCTAGCTGAACTTCACTGAAGTTACCATCTTTACCTGTGGTTCCAGTGACAGCACTTGTATCATTAGCCAAAGCTCTAGCTAATTCATATTGTGCATATTTAATATTATTTGGAATTGTTGTACAGGTAAGTTCTACATTATCAATCGTATAATTATTTCTTGGGAACTTTAGTGCCTGTCCATTATCACATCTTGATCCATAGTAACTTAAGGTATCAATCCATCTTGTAGCTGCGATTAAAGATCTATTCTTTTGGTCATCTGTTTTATTTGTCCAAGTACTTGAATCTGGTACGGTTTCAAAGTAATCATTAGCTTCTGCCAAAGTGACATAGCTATTTGCAGTAGCACTTGATAATGTTGCTGTTATAGTAGCTGCCACGATTAATAATTTATTTTAGTTTTATTGTAGCGTAAAGAAAAAACCCCACCAATAATTGATGAGGTTTGTTCCAAGCAACTTAATAATAATATTAATAAGTTGATGTATCAAGAGGAGAGTTAACTGTTAACTGTACCAATGGGATCAAGTCAGCATCGTATGTGATAGCCCACTTGTTAGCTGTTGCTAAGTTTGCATTAGTAGGATTGTCAGCAGCATCATTCCACTTAGTACCCATAACGTGATACGCAGTGTGATAGTCAACAGAAAGAACGTCCTGCTTAGAAAGAATGTTTCTTTCAGCTTCAATTCTTAGTGCCTGTTGCTGTCCTTCAAGAATTGTTCCTGATGTTGTCAAATAGCAGAAGAACTCTATCTGATGACCAGAAGAACTAGATGGTGCAACTGTGTTAACAGCAGAATCAACAACAACTGTGCAACCAGCAAATTCGCCAACTGCTCTGTCACTGATACCAACTCCACCACCACCCCACTGAATACCTGTTCCAGTAGATAATGCAGAAGTTGAGAATGTTAACATACCAACCTGATATAGGTAGTAAGCAACTGTTGGGTGAACGATAAGAATATCTAAATCCTCACCTCTTTCTCCAAGAAGATTTCTTGCTCTTGCAATAGTAGAAGCTGTTAAGAAGTTAGCTTCTGTTGCACTAGCACCAGCTTTCGCTACATCTAGCTTGTTAGAAGATAATGCAGTACCAAACAAACCTGCTAAATGTGAAAACAATCTAGCGTTGTTTAGTTTGTTGATAGCATCTGCAAGTTGGTTTCTGATATGACCCATAGGATCTTCACCAGCAGCCAAGATTGCAATATCATCTACAGCATAAGCAAATGCTCTATGGCAGATTGTTGCAACCTGTGTTCCTGTACCAATCTTCTGTGGTGTTAAATAACCAGCAGTAGATGTACCCCAGTTAGCAGCACCAGTAAGAATTTCTTCTGTTGGAGCGATTGGGTTGAACTCAGGAACTTGAATCCTTGTACCACCTTCGCTTGCATCTAATAATGCGTTACGAGTGATAGCACCAGATTGTAAAAATGCACTACGCTCTTTTATAGCTTCGGAAACGTATGTGCTGAGATTATTTCTCTTTACGATGTCCGCAAGAAGGACACCGCCCGAATAATTCTGAAACGGAGCAGCCATTCAGATTTACCTTAAATACTTTTGCGATACCCTAATCACAGATTAAGGAAGTCGTTTCACAGAAACTAACTATTTTTGTTGAGCCTCTCTCTTCAGCACGGCTGCGAGATCTGGGTCTTCATTCTCCATTATAATCTGTTGCGTCAAATTGCCAGTCTTCCAGGGATTAACTGCACCACCTGATACATTTGATACAGGACTAGGCTTTGCACCCATACCAGCAGCAGCACTGGCCTTAAAATGATGTTCATAACCACTTCCAGGATTTTTAAGACCTGATAAGTACAAGTTTAGGTCTTGTTCTACTCCGCCATTTAAAACAACAACTTTCCCTTCAGAATTTTTCTGTAGTTTATTTTGCAATAAAGAAAGCATCTGTTCTGCGTTAATAGCACCTTGATTACTTATAGCTGCTAAAGCAGTAGTTCTTGTTGACGCAACTTCATTAGAGTTTTTCATATCCTCTAATTGTTGTGACAAAGAAGTAATCTGCTGTTCTTTCTCTTGTGCAGTTTTATTTGCTTCTTCCCAAAGAGTTTTCCATTGACCTTGATCTTCTAACTCTTGCTTTCGTTGTTGATCTTTTTGTTTATACACCTCATCAAGTTTTCCCTTGATTCCTTTAAATTTTTCTTCGCTTTCTTCTATTTGTTTTTTTAGACCAGAAATCTGACTTTCATATTCTCCTTTCACAGTATCAAGATTTGGTGTTTGTGGTTGTGAAGGAGTGTCAGCCACGGGCTGTTCAGCATTGGTCACGGACTCAGTCTGAATTACTTTTTCTTCGATTGCCATAAATTATTCTTTTGTTGTAGTAGTAGTTGTAGTGGTTTTCTTTGCAGCAGGTTTTTTCTTCTCTGCCTTTACAGGAGGAGTTGATTTTACCGCAGGGATTTCTGCTAATTCCCATTTGTATGTTCCGTCAGGTTGCTGAACATAATCAATGTGTTTAGACATACATTTCATGTATTTGTCTTTAATTCTAACAAACTATTCAGATTTGGCCTCATTAGCCGTTGGTAGCACTTCACCCTGCACCAAAATA